CGCACTAGACGAAGACTGGCTCAAAGCCCTGGGAGTTGACACAGCAGAATCAAAACTGTTGAAGTTGAGCATGGCCATGATTGACGATGTGGCCAAAACTATTTCAACTTTTATGAGTGATTATAAAACTCTAGCCGACGGAGAACGACCCAAGGTTCTTTTTGTCATTGATTCACTGGGCATGCTGTTGACTCCTACTGATGTGAATCAATTTGATGCCGGCGAAATGAAAGGTGACCTAGGTCGGAAACCAAAAGCTCTGACCGCACTAGTTCGTAACTGTGTCAATATGTTTGGTAGCTACAATGTTGGCCTGGTCTGTACCAATCACACCTATGCCAGCCAGGACATGTTTGATCCAGACGATAAGATTTCTGGCGGACAGGGCTTTATCTATGCCAGTTCAATTGTTGTGGCCATGAAGAAACTCAAACTCAAAGAGGATGAGGATGGCAACAAAGTCACAGACGTCATGGGCATTCGCTCAGCCTGCAAGGTCATGAAAACTCGCTATGCCAAACCCTTTGAGGGTGTGCAGGTCAAGATCCCCTATGAAACCGGCATGAACCCTTATTCAGGTCTTGTGGATCTAGCTGAGAAAAAAGGTTTCTTGAAAAAGGATGGAAATCGTCTTGCTTACACCACACTAGACGGTGAAATCATCAAATATTTCCGCAAGGGCTGGGAAAGCAACGAAGGTGGCTGTTTGGACGTAGTAATGTCAGAGTTTGGAAAACGCAAGGAAGAGGTAAGTACCATTGAGGAGGAAACAGTAGATGAGTGAAACAATTGCTGCTGAACTTTGGGGAGAACTAAAACGTTTTGTAAACACTGTGGACCGTGCAGAAGCCGCCGAAACTGTGATACAAATCTTAATGGACAATGATTCAGACGTAGACGACATTCGTGATGCTTTCAAAGGAGATTCAGATATCAAACGTGCGTTAACTTCATACCTTGACAATGACAATGACTATTCCGAAGAAGAAGAAGAAGATGAATATCTTGAAGAAGAGGACGAAGACTGGGAAAACTAATGACCAACAAGTTTTTCCCCATCAGAACTGAAACTGCATGTCAGTTAAAATGGAGTTGGAGTACTTTATATCTTTCGCAGAAGCAAACCGCATCATGTCATAGAACTGGTTGGAGCGACATCAATGAAGAAAACTTTGACCAGTTTCATAACACCGATAAAAAATTGCAAGAGCGTAAGGATATGTTAGCGGGAAAATGGCCCGAACACAGTTGTCATTACTGTCGAAAAATTGAGCAAGCCGGTGGCTTTAGCGACAGAAACTTAATGTTGTTGATTCCAAATCAGTATCCAGAGGAACTGGATACTGATCCTACTGCTATTAATGTAGACCCAACTGTGCTAGAAGTCTTTGTCAACAACGTGTGCAATATGAGTTGTTTGTATTGTATACCGGGGCTGAGCTCAAAGATAAATCAAGAGAATATAAAATTTGGAAAGTTCAGTAAAGATGGAGTGGTACTTGAAGCGGAGGATAATCAAGCTTCGGTACTGATTGATAAATTTTGGGATTGGATGAGACGTAAATCTTCCGGACTCAAAAGATTTAACGTGCTAGGGGGCGAACCTTTTTATCAAACAGAATTCTATCAATTGTTAGATTATTTTGAAAATACAGCACATCCAAATTTAGAACTTGGTATTTCGACCAATCTTGCTATTAGTACAAGTAAACTTGAAACAATTTGCAAAAGATTTCGAAAACTTTTGATAGATAGAAAACTTAAAAGAATTGATTTATCATGCAGTATAGATTGTTGGGGACCAGAGCAAGAATTTGTGCGTTATGGCTTGGATTTGCACACATGGGAAAAAAACTTTGAGTATTTGCTAGAGCAAAAATGGATCACCCTGAATATAAATCAGACCATCAGCATATTAACAATAAAAACCATGCCCGAACTTTTGATCAAATTACAAAATTGGAGAAAAATAAGACCAGTCGGACAATTTTTTTCTGTAGTGACTCCGCAACCTTCTTATTTGGTACCCGGAATATTAGGCAAAGACGTTTTCGAATCAGATTTCAGCAAGATTATTTCGTGCATGCCCGAAGACACCAAACAACATAAAATAGCAAAAGAATACATGCAAGGTATTATAAAAGAAATTGAACAGTCCGAAGTTGATACAGCTGAGATTAATAAACTACAAATTTTTCTCAACGAAAAAGATCGTCGTCGTGGTACCAATTGGAAAACCATGTTTCCTTGGTTGTCTAAAATTTGTGATCAATACTTGAAGAATAATTCTGATAGTGTTTCTAAAGGAACTGCTCATGTGGTATAGTCGTGTAGTAGCTAGTCTAAATGCCATACCAGACTTTATCAGTCACTACGAGCGCGAGCTGGAAGATGCCAAACGAGACTGTAAAATTTCGGGTATAGTAGAAAAAAATATCACAGCACTGCCAGGAATCACAGAGCATCGCTTTAACCAACTGCAAGAAATTGAAGCGGTGCTTAACTACCTTAACATTCAACTTCGCAAAATTCGTAGGCGGCATTTCCAAAAGTATCTTGAAGGTTATGCTCGTGCCCTTACTTCAAGAGATGCTGAAAAGTATGTGGATGGCGAGGACGAAGTCATTGACTATGAAACCATTATCAATGAAGTTGCGTATTTGCGCAATCGGTGGCTGGGTGTTATGAAAGGACTAGACAGCAAAAGTTGGATGTCGGGCCATGTGGTACGACTAAGAACTGCTGGCATGGAAGACATCCAGGTGTAAATACCTGCATGAAAATTGTCGTTGTCACCGGGGGATTTGACCCCATTCATTCTGGACACATTTCCTATCTCAATCACGCCGATCACCTGGGCGATCATGTTGTTGTAGGTTTGAACAGTGATGCCTGGCTCACACGTAAAAAAGGCCGCCCGTTTATGCCCTGGCGCGAACGCATGGTTGTGCTGGACAACTTGCACATGGTCGGCGAAGTAATTGAATTTGACGACTCAGATGGTTCTAGCATAGATGCCATACGCAAGGTCCGAGAAAAATATCCCACGGACGAAATCGTCTTTGCCAATGGTGGAGACCGCACAGCAGAAAATATTCCAGAAATGGTGTTTGACGATGTAGAGTTTGTGTTTGGTGTAGGCGGCGAAAACAAAGCCAACTCAAGCTCTTGGATTTTGGAAGAGTGGAAAACCCCCAAAACCAGCCGGGCCTGGGGTCACTATCGTGTGTTACACGAAGTTGGTGCAAATACCAAACTCAAAGAACTCACAGTGGTACCCAAAACATGTCTCAGCATGCAACGTCATGAGCAACGTGCAGAATTTTGGTTTGTGGCCCAAGGCCAAGCCACGGTCTACACACTCAACAATAGTACAGATGAAGAGCTGTTGGGAACTTTTGCCAAACACGAACATATTTTTATTCCAAAAAACAGTTGGCACATGCTTTGTAATGAAACCAGTGAGCCACTGAAACTGATTGAAATACAGTACGGCGAAAATTGTGTGGAAGAGGACATCGAACGTAGATGAAAGACATCATACCAATATTTGTTGGCTATGATCCACGCGAAGCCATAGCATATCATACCTGTGTCAACAGTATCATTAGACATGCAAGCCAACCTGTGAGCATTGTTCCTGTTGCGCTGAGTTTGTTTCAAGACTACAACGAAACGCACACCGACGGCTCAAACCATTTTATCTACACTCGTTTTTTAGTTCCTTATCTAATGAATTGGTCTGGATCGGCGATTTTTATAGATGGCGACATGATTGTACGCGGTGACATTGCAGAACTCTGGGCCATGAGAGACATGTCAAAAGATGTACAGGTAGTCAAGCACGATTATAAAACTCGCATGCCAATAAAATATTTAGGGTCAAAAAATGAAGACTATCCTAGGAAAAATTGGAGTAGTGTTATTTTGTGGAATTGTAACTCTTTTCCTAACAGACAACTTACCCCTACATTTGTTCAAAGCGCCACCGGCAGTTACCTTCACCGTTTCTCGTGGCTAGATGACGCTCGCATAGGCGAGTTGCCTCCTGAATGGAATTGGTTGCCTGATGAATACGGGCCAAACCCCGCGGCCAAGCTCTTGCATTATACCTTGGGCACACCATGCTTTCATGAATTTGCTGACACCCCCATGGCGGACGAATGGCATAGGGAACGCATACTAACAGAATATTGTCAACAACGGATGGACTAATGGAAGAAGAATTAGCGCCCTTGCCAAGGCATGTACTTGATATGGTACCTCCTGAAATATCTAAATTATTTTACGATATATTAAAATATAGAGTTGACACCAGCGGCGAATATTACAATATTACTGTTGATACATTAATACAAGCTATTCAAGATTTAAAAAAAGACACAGTAGCGGCCATTGCCACTGAGCCGGGAGATTTTAAATACAAGGAAAAAGGTCATATGTTTGATCCTATCTTACAAAGTTTTGTACAAGGTGCTGGTGGTCGTATCAGTAACTGGAGCAAAGAAGAAAATACTGCAATACCAGTGGTGCTACGCGGTATTACCAAACGCAAAGAAATGAAGGCATGTCGAGCTGTTGGTAGAGATTTCTACTACATTGACACAGGCTATTTTGGTAACGGAAAAAAGAAAACTTTTCATCGCGTGACCAAAAATGATGTGCAGTGGTTCGGGCCCGTTGTAGATCGTCCCGGAGACAGATTATCTGCCACAGGCGTGCAGTTTACTAAATTTCGTAGAGATGGCAGTAAAATTTTACTTGCACCCCCGAGTCAAAAGCTATTGAATCTGTACGACATCAACCTCGAACAATGGCTAGAAGAAACCAAAGCAGGTATTGGAGCATACACAGATAGAGAAATTGTGGTGCGACTCAAACAAGGGCGTAGTGTGCGCCAAACCACAGATACCATGCAAATGGCCTTGGCCAACGATGTGTTTTGTTTGGTTACATTCTCCAGTATTGCCGCCGGCGAAGCATTGTTATGTGGCAAACCTGCTATTACACTAGGCCCCAATGCAGCCGGACCGTTGTGCAGTCATTCTTTGAGTGAAATTGAAAATCCTAAAATTCCCACTTTGGATGAAGTGGAAGCCTGGGCAAGGCACTTGAGCTATTGTCAATTTACTGAACCTGAAATGCGTGACGGCACCGCCTGGCGGATTTTAAACAATGCTTGATGTAGTTGTTTATGTTTCGAGTGTGGCAAACGCACACAAGCATCCAAGAAAGACAGCATGCCTTGAAAATTTTGCTCAAGGTGCTCGATCGGTTGGCGCCACGGTTGTGGTAGAACATGCTTACAAATATACACCAAGTCGGCTTGCGGTTATGTTAGGCTGGGCCACAACCAATATTGGCGGAAAAAATATTACATTACGCAAACAGATCATAGCAGAACAAAATCGTCATGGTCTTAAGACCATGTGCATTGATGCCAGTTGTTTCAAATACTTAGATAACACAGGAACATATCTGCGTTATAGTTTGGGAGGACCATTTTATGATCGAGCAGAATACGCCAACAAAAACAGCAACTCAACAAAATGGAATGAAATACAGCAGCATTTAGGAATCAGCATGAAACCAATGCGCAACAAAGATGGATATATCTTGCTTGGGATTCAACGCGACGGTGGATTTGCAATGAAAACACTGAATCCAATAGACTGGGCACAACAAAAAATAACAGAAATTAGAAAGCAGACATCAAAAGAAATTGTAATTAGACCGCACCCAGGCAAATTTGATATGAAAAATTTTGCTTGTTTTCAATCAAAATCTTATAGCAATAAAAATGTTAGGGTAGTGCATCCAGAACACTCTACACTATTAGACAATTTACAAGACGCCCATGCCGCAGTGTTTTTTAATAGTTCAGCAAGTGTGGCGGCTGTGTTAGAAGGCGTACCAGTATACATTGATGATTCCAGTGCAGTGACCTGGGCAGTGGCCAACCATGACGTATCAAATATTAAAACACCGCAAAATTTTGATAGAACACAATGGATTTATGACCTGGCCGCAGCTCATTGGTCAGATGAAGACGGTGCCAGTGGACGAATCTATCAGCATTTTTTACCTTACTTGTGAACAATAATATCGTAGTTGTGTCCCTTGACCCAAGGCCAATTATGAGTTTTGTCGACAACAGTAATTTCTTCAGAGACAATACGCACTTCCATGTTTTTGAGTATTTGTTGCTTCCACCAATCTGGACTCTCTACAATCAAATGTGCGTTGCGACCGTCGGGTAGTTTTTTCTTGGCTGGATAACAAGCAATTCTAAAACAACCGCATCTCAACATCAAACTTCCAATAATTTTTAGTGTTTTTTCTAAGTGTTCTGGTTCAATGTGTTCAATAGCATCTGTGCTAACAACAACATCAACAGGATTCTTAGGCAAGATTTGAAAATTTGGATTGCCAGGATCATATCCTGTAACTGCAATTTCAGGATGTAATCCAGCTATTACACTTATCAGTCCTCCGTGGCCACAGCCAAAGTCTAACAAAGATTGAGGTTGGTATTCCTTGATAAATCGTTCAACAATCTTGTATGCCTTGGCTCCGTTGTTGAATTTACCGGCGTTATGCAAGTGTTCCAATTGCTTTTGATATTGTTGATCTATCAACGCCATCCCATGATCCAATCATCTTTGACTTGATCCAGTCGGACCATGCCCCAATCTTCCAACAAGCCAATGGCGGCAAATTGCCCATAGTCTCGGCTATATGCGTCATGCGGTTTTTGTTCAATGACTACAACAGGACGGCAACGTCTCACAGTTTGTTCTGCGCCTTGTAACACACGATATTCAAACCCTTCGCAATCAATCTTGATGTAGTCAACATTGACTAGATTCAAACTATCAAGGCGCTTGATCTCTGTGTCACCGTTCTTACTGTTGGGATCAACATGGGTATGTCCAGTGTTGCCTTCGGTGATAATCATGTTGATCATGCCTTCTTGATCACCCAACGCAATATCACGAATTTGTAAATTTTTAGCAAACACATTTCTAGTCAAACATTCTCTAAACATTGCCACAGGTTCAAACGCAATCACAGTATCAAAACGTTTTACTAAATCTCTGCTCCAAAGACCTACGTTAGCGCCAATGTCTAGCGCCACACGATTTTGTTTAACATAACCAAAGCTTCGATTTCTAACTTGATATTGGTATTCTGTTGGTCCACCTTTGCTTATGCTTTTGTTAAGCATTTCTGGAAAATGCGTTTCGGTGTCCGGGAACCACCAGCCGTGACTTTCATACATGTTGTGTCTCCTGTAGTATTCTTTGGGCGGTACCGTTTTTTAATTCGTTGACGTGGAATTGGCCATAGGCCAAATGACAGGCCCAGGCATGTCGCTCGTCATCTGTTGGCCACCAAGGATTGTCAATGCAGGATAGATCTGTGTTTGACACGGGTATGGCAGCGTTGCATGGCGCCAAAGCAAACGCAGGCACGCCAGCCATTACACTTTCTGTGGCAGCAATAGAATTATAAGTGACAACCGCATGAACATTGACCAAAGCTGATTCTAAATTGTTGCTAATTCTGGTTTGGCGATTTGGATTTCGTTGACGTATTTCTACGGGACGATCAGTGTACTGTTTTATAGCAGCCACAGTGGATTCAATCCATGAATCTAAATCTATGTTGTAAAACACGCATGGCTTGGCATCAGGAGCTGCCACAAGTATTTTACTGCCTTGCTGCCGTGGTTTCATAGTTATACACAGTCGTTGCCAACGATCGGCTGGCCGGGGTATCACTGAACCATGTTGTAAATTGTTGGGCACAACTCTATGCCAAAATTTCCAACCATGTGGATTGTTGACGCCAATACGATTGCCCATGTAGCCAGAATCCATGTAGTAAAAATCACGGCGATCTTCCCAACAACGTTTGATAATTTTGTGTTTCATAATACCGCGGATAACCAATGGCGCAGAACTATCCTCATACCGCCATGTTTCTAAACATGTTGGCTCTGTGCCCGATCCACGAGCAAACATTTCAATGTATTCGTCGCTGTTGTTTTTGTTTAAGAAGATCCAGTTCATTGCCAGTATGCTTCAGTTCGTTTTACTTTTAAATCGCTGGCCCGACTACGTCCTTGATTTTTTCTAGCACCTTTGAGATGATCTAGATATGCACCCCATTCTGAGTTGATCAACGGGTGTCCTTCGCCGGCAATGATATGACTACTCCAATCTAATTCGTTTAAAATATGATTTTTTCTAACAGCATCAAACACAAAACTGTCATGCCACTCTGCCAGTTTAAATATACCACCTTCTGCATCATCGTACATGCGTTGAAAATCCCAGAGAAAACGTTCCATTGCAGGATGGTGTAAATTCATGGCATACAACCCGCACTCGCTGTACTTGCCCTGCCGCCCCAAAAAACACAGACCATGATGACTGGGACACAATCGACCAAGATCATCTGTGGTTATAGGACTATGGCACACTGTGTCAGCATCCATCCAAATTAGCCAATCAGTTTTGGTATTTTTTGCACAGTGAAATATCGAGTAAACTTTGTGGGCAAAACGCACAGCGTCCCATTTGAATCCTTTGCCAGCATCGCGGCGACGTGAACGCACAGGATCGGTGCTGACATCGCCATTGGCCTTGGGCACATCTCGCCAGGCATCTTTAAAAACAGTCAGTGCGTCTACAACGGAAATATCACGCACCACAAGATTAGGTGCCGTTTCAGTTATAGTGCATCCTTCGGGGTAGATCACAAGAGAAACATCAGCTGGCCAATTTTTCAAAAAAGTCTCGATCATGCGTTGACCGTATTTCTCGTATCCGTCGGCATTAAAAGTGCTAACTACTGTGTATTTCATAGACGTATTTACAGTGATCAAAAACATAGCCTATTTTCCTTCTCAGTGTGCCTTGAATTCACGTCCTGTTATGAACGCCGTGCTAGATTGTTTACAGGCAGCAGGAATCCAAACTCAAGAAAACTCCATGACTGCCGACGCTGCGGTAATTTGGTCAGTGTTATGGCACGGGCGTATGAAGCCAAATCAACAGGTATATAATCATTACCGCAGTCAAGGTAAACCAGTGATTGTGATTGAAATTGGTGTTTTGTATAGAGGCAACACGTGGAAAGTTGCTGTAAACAATGTCAACGCTGAGGGATACTATGGGCACTTAGACAATTTAGACTGGGATAGACCAAAAAAATTAAAAATTAGCCTGGCCAATCAGCAAATTACCAAGCCAGAAATAATAATTGCTCTGCAACATACTCGCAGCCAACAAGTTGAAAAAATACCAGACATGGGCAATTGGTTAAAACAAACCATAAGTATACTTCGAAACAACACTGATCGGCCTATTGTTGTAAGGCCGCATCCGCGATGTAGAACAATTATGCCTGCACTGTCCCCGGATATAAAAATTGAACAACCACGTCCGTTGGCCAACACCTACGACAGTTTTGACATGCACTATGACTGTCATGCTGTGGTCAATTATAATTCTGGCCCAGGAATACAGGCTGCAATTGCAGGAGTACGTCCAATTGTTGATTTTTCAAGCCTTGCACATCCAGTGGGTGTGGGTTATGCAGACATAGAACAACCCTACGATAAAGATAGAGAATTGTGGCTCACACAAATTTGTCACACAGAATACACCGTGGAAGAATTAAGAACAGGAACATGGCTAAAAAGAATAAACTCCGCACTGACAACATAGTAGATTGTGCTTGTGTAATACACGGCAATGGATACAATTGGGAATATGTTGAAAAACTATACAACATGTTAAATCGTACTATCCCCATGGGAATACGTTTTCATGTGTATACCGAACATGATAGGTCAGTACCACCACACATGATCAAACACATCTTGGATGACTGGGGCATAGGTGGTCCAAAAAAGTCCTGGTGGTACAAGATGCAGTTGTTTAATCCTGCACATTTTTCAGGACGTTTGCTGTATCTGGATCTTGATGTGGTGGTGGTTCGCAACTTGGAATGGATCACTGCACTGTCCACAGACTATTTTTGGACCATTAGAGATTTTAGATATCTACAAAACCCTCGTATGAATACTATAAATTCCAGCGTGATGTGGTTTGATGTAGAACGGTTCAGCTGGGTATGGGACAAATTCAATTCAGGTCCTGTGTCGCAAATGATTCAAGGTTTTCCTGGAGATCAAGACTTTTTAAATCACACAATAGATCACAACCAACGCAGATTCTTTGACGACAACAAATTTCAAAGCTATCGTTGGCAATGTTTAGATGGCGGCTACAATTTCAAACGCCGCACTCATCACCGCCCCAACTCTGGCACTGTGATAGCGCCAGACACAGCAGTTGTGGTATTCCATGGCCGGCCTAAACCACACCAAACTACGGATCCTGCTATCCGGGAACACTGGCAATGAAACCAGTATTGCCTTTTTTAGAAATAATGCTTACACAGGTGTGCAATCTAAGTTGCGCAGGATGCAGCACATATAGTGATTATCGGCATCAAGGTTACTCAGACTGGCCTACAACTCAGCAGTGGTTGCAACAGTGGTTGGAAAAAATCTCAATTGAAGACATTGGATTCATGGGAGGTGAGCCCTTGATAAATCCACGTGTGCTCGCATGGCTTGAGGGTGTGCGCGAATTGTTGCCCCACAGTCGCATACGTTTTCCAACCAATGCGCTATTACTTGAAAAATACTGGAATATTGTAGAGTGGTTGTATCAGGATGGCAATGCTGTTCTTAAAATAACCAACCATACTGATGGCGTGGTACTTGCCACTATAGATAGATTGCGTGACGCATATCACTGGGAACCCATACGTGAGTATGGCATTAATCGATGGATTACAGATACCGGTTTAAGATTGCAAATAAACACACCTACAAAGTTTACTCAAACTTTTCAGGGCACATACACCAACATGCAACCTTGGTTGTCTGACCCCGAAGAGGCCTACGCAAATTGTCATCAACAAACATGTCCTATGTTGTGGCAAGGTAGAATCTACAAATGTTCAACATCGGCGTTGACACAGTCGGCCTGGCAAACACATGGCAACACCAACTTGACGGTTTGGAAAAAATATTTTGATAATGAGACCAATGGCAGTATTGGACTTGACTCTCACGCCAGTGCAATTGATCGGTTTGTGGAAAACTTTAGACATGCTCATGCGATTTGTGAACAATGCCCCTCGGCCCGGCACCATGACTCTGCTATTGACCATCGAATTCACGTGATACAACGATGACAGATTTCAACACCGCACAGATGTCACAGTTGATAGGCCAGCCCAATGTTACTGTAGTGTATCTAAGTGCCAACGGAGATTATTGGCTTAGGCAACAAGAATTTTGCGCAGCATTTCGAGCTGCACCACCAACACACAATGTGGTAATTCATGTGCAATTTGAAGGTCTGAGCCTCACCCAGTCACAGGTGGTATCAACAGTTAAAAAGATCATGCAGGAAACGGGAAGGTCAGCAGATTCTGTTTTTATTTACAGTCCCAATGCTATTGCAGATGATGCACCTTGGACTAATTTGTTTTGGCGGCAGTACAGAGTCAGCGATGAATTTGTCAGGAGTCAAACATATCAAACAGATGGTTCTATAAATCTAGATCTAGTCTGGCAGCCTTGGGCATTGTTTGTGGGAAGAAGAACTACTCCAAGATTGTTAGCGTTGTATGATATTTGGCGCGATCCTGCATTGAGAGAAAAGTGTTTGCTCAGTAAAATGATTGAGCTAGTACCTCCGGTGGTTCAACCTTTTAACCAAGCTCATATGTTTTTTGATCAGCTAGATGATTGGATACCAATATCAAACCCCATTGAGAAAATGCTTACATATAAACATTTTCAAAGTTTCTGTGATAACATGCCCATTGACTCAGTAGATGGTTGCAAAATTACTGACCAATACGTAGATGATGCTAGTGGTGACAATCGCAATGTCAGTCTCACTGAAAATTTAATAAACCTAAGTGGAAAATATCTCTTTGAAATCACATTTGAAACAATGACCAGAGGATTGACATTTACCCCTAGTGAAAAGACCATAAGAACTATCATGGCAGAAAAACCACTGATTGTTTATGCACCCAAAAACTTTTTACAACACATGCAACAGCTAGGGTTCAAAACTTTTGGTAATTTATGGGATGAAGGGTACGATAAATTTGAAGGGCCAGATAGATACAAACAGATCATGGCAATTGTAAAAGATGTTGCCAGCTGGCCCTCGAGTCAACAACTTGAATTATACAAAAACAGCAGGCAAATCTGCAGACATAACAAACAACGTTTGGCGGTGTTGTTGAAACAGGGGCCTAATGTATAAATTAACACTTGATTTGGATTGTCATGTGCGGTCAGGCGCCAATGCTGTGGTTTGTGTCAGTGTAGATCAAATCAGTTATGAATTTGAACTGACCCCAACTATTAACTGGGTGCCAAGTTCTTCTTCCATAGGCGCACATAAAATATCACTAGATATCATCACAACTCCGGTTGCAAACACCAATGCATATGATGTTGATTTAAAAATCACAGCTCGGGGCAGTGATGTATTGGTGTGCGGTTATTCTATGTCTCGGGGCCAGTTTCAAATCACCAGCCAGCCTGTTTGGAACGTTCCTGGGTGGCAACCTTATGACATATCTGGACACCAAGGGGATGGTGCTCAATATCAAGGAAATGGTAGTTTACAAATACTCAACAAACAAACTGTTGAGTTTATAGGCACAGTAATTGTGCCACCGACTGGTCAAAAAGGATATGCGGTGTAGGGTTTGGGAATGTAATCTGGATCGTATATCGGAATCATCGAAAACACAGCAGCACCTGGATCAATTTGCACTTGATTTTTCATTATTACAACTGTCTCAACATTGTAGTAATTAAACTCAGGATCCATGGGTTTGCCCCATCCCCAAAATCCTGAACCGTGATTGGCTTCCACATAACCTGTAAAGCAATGAAAGTATGTTTTCCAATCTAGAGGATAGTCGTCCATTAGCAGCCTCCAACCTGGTGCCATTTTAGCACGCCAGGGCCAAGCGAGTATCATCGGCCGGCCCCAAACGTACTCATTATTGATTTTTTCTGCCCACGGTGTGCCGTGTAGCATCTCTTGAAGTAATTGACTATATCTCCACGATCCTTGGGTGATACCAGTATGTAGCTCTGAATCTAGTGGAATTGTATAACCAAGTTGACTTACCCCTCTCAGTCCGTGACATAGTCGTGCGGTATGATTTCTGTGATCACCGCTGGCTGGAATGTATTCGCGCAAATCTCCTCGCAAATTTTTCCACCATTCAGGGAAATGTTTTCCGCAAGGAATTGGTTCAGGTGCCGACTCTGCTTGCTCAGCTCGCTCCCATGTTAGATATTGATTTACTACAATGTCCATACAAATATGTATACTTTTTGTATTACAAGCTAGATAAATTTAAAAATAATACTTTATTAGTATCGCTAGCAAGTTTTATCTGCTGGTTGACCAATAAATCCCAGTTTGCTATAATACGGGTATAGTAACAAAACAGGAGCTGACCATGGGCTACAGGGTACTGGGTGAGCGTGATGCCAAATGGCAACCTCGCCGGGGACTGGAAGGTCCATTTTTCTACCCCTCGGGTCGTGTACTGTATTATGACCCAAAAGCAGGGCAATACTGGGATCCGACCACAGATTTCTATGTTTCAAACGAAGATGTTGCAGAATTACAACAGGATTTTCTGCGATTTTTAGCCGCAGATCACCGTGATCCCTGGCGTTCTGTTACAGTTTAACCCCGGTTGACCATTAAATCGCATTGTGCTATAATATGGGTATAGTAAACAAAAAGGACTCATATGGATCAAATCCAAAAAATCGCAATTAAAAAAACTTTTATATTCTGTGCCAGTGCCCTGGCAGCCGGTGTTGCAATCTCAGTTGTAATACACCTGGT